TCGGTCGGGGGTTCGACTCCCTCCGGGCGCGCCATCCCCACCCATAAAACGGCGGAATTTAGCCACTTTCAGAGGCGTTGGTGTCTAACCTCTCTGCACGGTTAGACATTTCCCAGCGCGCGAGGATGCCAATTGCGTCGTCTGCCATGCTGCGCTGATTGGCCGCTTCCGTGTAGCGAGCGACCTCCTCGTCCTTCCTGTGCCCGGACACCGCCTTCATAGTTTGGTTGCCCTGGTTGAGTTCGGCCATGCGGCGCATGATCGCCTTGCGCAGTCCGTGTGCCGTGCATTGAGGGAGCCCGGCCGCGTCGCACTTATCGCGGAACCAGTTGCCGAAACCCGCTCGCGTGAACGGACGCCCCTGTTCGTTGATCAGGAAGCACAGATGGTTCTTGGCGGCGGGCATCGCGACGATTGCCTCAAGCAGCTGGGGCGCGACCGCGATCCACAGGACCTTCCCTGTCTTGTCCTGTACAACCTTGATCCGGCCGTCGACGATGTGCTGTCGGCCCATCCGTATCGCGTCGCTGCGGCGCTGGCCGGTCCAAAGCAAGAGTTCGAGCGCTAGACGGGCATTGGTTCCTAGCTGATGGCGCGCGCGGTACTGCTCAATCTCGTCTTCGGTCCAAGTATGGTAGCCGGCGGACCGCTGCTCGACCGATAGCTTGACATGATCCGCCAGCAGAACCGGGTTTGTCGGAATCATGCGCAGCTTCACGGCGAAATTGAATAGTCGCACCAGCTCCTTGCGCAGCTTGCCGGCTGCGACCGGCCCGCCGATCGGGCGCAGGCCGCGCGGGGTCTGCACCATCTTCCGCTGCATCTTCGCAGTCACGATCGCATCGATGTGTTCGAACCCAACCCGGGCGACCGGCAGCTTGCCGTATTCCTCGCTGAACCGGCCGACGATGCTGCGGACCTTGCTCTGGGTGATCGCGGTGGGGCCGAGCCGCGTCGGGGTCGCAAAGTAGCGCGCGACGAGATCAGCAATCGTGCCCGGGACCGCACGGTCGACTGCAACCCCGACCGTCTCGCTAGCATCCATGAATGCGCGATACTCGGTACGAAAATCCTCGGTGCCGAGGGGCGACTTAAAATAGCCGCCCGCGAAACCTTTGCGGCGGAATCGCAGCCGCTCCTTGCCATGCCGATCCTTGAAGCTGCTGACGTATTCGGGGAGGAACCGGCGGCGAGTCATATGGGGGTCACCTCTCCACGATCATTAATTCGGTCAGGCTTTGCCAATGACGATATCCCAAGGGTTCGGATCGGTGGGAGGGGCGACCGATTGACTTAGGATGACGATCTTTCCGTTGGGATCAATCTCAATGCGACCGACCATCATCCCGGCCTTCGTTGCGCCGCGCACCGCGCGGGTCACGTCGGCTTCCTTGAAGCGTGCTGCGGCGCTCATGCTGCTGCCCTTTCCTGCACTACATACCCCATTGCGCGGAGATCCATGTTCATGCGCGTGAGGAAGCGAATGCCACGATCGCGCGGCATGCGTTCCCACCAGAGCATCGCCTCCAGTGCCGCCGTGCAACCTTCATGATGGAGGAAGGGCCGCACCCGTGCGGTCGACGGATCATGCGAATCGACCAGCGCCCACAGTTCCGTCATCGAGCGCACTAAAAAGCCCTCGCCGTACTCATTGGCGATCGCCTGCCGCGCTCGCTCCATCCGTTGCCGATGGCCGGCCAGCGCAGCCTGAATGCTTTCGATCCGTTCCGACCTAGTCGTCGCATCGATGGGGGGCAGCCGGAGTTTCGCGTAATGCTGCCAGTCGATGGCGATCGTCGCGGCAACCCGCAACCGAGTAGCCGCGACCTCCGCCGTCATTCGACCCTGCTCCACGAGGGCGGGATCGCCTTCGGCACGCTGCGCGCGAACGTGCTCTGCTACGATCGCTAATTCGTCGTAGGCATGAGTGAAGCGGGGACGTGAGTTCATGTGGTCGGCACTCCCCGCTTTCGGGGCTTTGCTACCGTACGACGCCGGATCTTTGCGACGACGCGCACTTTTACCTTTACGGCGAGGCGATCGGCAATGTGCTCGACGATCGCCTCAGTCGTGCGTGTCGCCGCCCAACTGATTAACTGCATGGAGGCGCTCATGCGCAGGCCTCCGCGCGTGCGAGGGTCAAGACGGAGCGGATCTCTTTGGGATCGGCAAGATCGAGCTGCCAGCTGCTCTGATAGCCGTGCTCCGTCGCCCATTCGGCAAAGACGCGGTTCAACCGCCGCGACAAGTCCGCGCATGCCTGATCGCTCCAGTGCAGCGGCCCGCCTTCACCGTTCTCGCCGAAGTTCTGATCGTTGAGCGAGTCGAAGCGATCGAAGACGGGCGCGACGTTGGGCTCGAAGACATTGAGATCGTTCTCGAATGGCTTCCCTTCCGCGACCGCAAACCGCGATCCGTGACGCAGCTTGCCCTTTGCAATGGCCTCGTTGCGGGTAGCGGCTGGGCCAAACCAAAACTCGGATGTCACCGTGCGTGCGTGGTACCAAGGCATCAGAGTACCCCCACGGCATACGCCCAGGCCAACCGGCCAGCGATCATGATAAACAGCGCCATGGCGACGAACAGGCAGGCGACACCGATCCAATCCTGTCTCGCGCGCATCGAGCGAACGACGCCGATCCAGAATGGACATTCAGCTGGCGCCATCATGGCAGAGTGACGGCGCCGCATGGCTGGAACACTGTCAGGTGCCGCGAACGGCAGGCTCGTCACCCGTGACCCGGCGGTCTGGTCGTGTTCGGCAAAAACCAGCGCGGGGTTGTCGAGCGCATCGAGGAACTGATCAAAAGAGCAGTCTACAGACTGCCCGGACTTGCTAACGCTGCGAAGGGACAAGGTAGCCTCCACCGCCGCGGGATGCGGCTGATGGTCAACTTAATGCGATTATCGGAAGTTTCAGGTCAAGCATAAAATGTGCGATTATCGGAAGACTGCGATTCGATCTTGATCCATGTTCTCGCAATGTTCCAAAGGGCGATCTGTTGGGAGAACGAAGATGCCAGATCGGATGGTGCGTCATTGGTACCGCGCGACGTGCTTTGGGACCCCGATCGCACCGTGGCGAGACACCCAACGGGAGGCAAGAAGAGACCTCATCGAACACAAGCTGGGCGGTTTCGATGAGTGGGGGTGCTTCTTCACAACGGTCCCAGGCGGATTGCTCACGGACAGCGCCTGGGTAGATTTTGACGCGGCGCTGTATGCCCGCCGCAGTCTCAATCGGGCAGTCGCGACGCCTGCCAGAGCACGCGGCCGACAATTGAAAAGCCGGTCTCGCCTCCGATCATGATCGGGGCGTGTGCTACGTTCGTCGAGCATGGCTCAAGCCGGGCCGGGTCAGCGAAGAACCGCTTAAAGGTCGTTTCACCTTGGCTTTCAACAACGTAGAAACGCCTTGGGTACAAGGCCTTGTCTTCCGGATCGATGATCACGCGCCCGCCGTTGGGCACGAATAGGTCCATAGAGTCGCCGATCACATCCAGCGCGAAAGCTGCTTTTGGCATATCGGGATCTGGCGCGGGCATTTCGTCGGTAGTCGTACGGATGGCCTCGCGCCATGCGCCAGCGGCAACCTGTCCAATGACGGGTAACATGCGCACGCGGGCTGTGTCGTGAGCCGACCGATCGCCGAGCCATGACCGTATCTTGTCCATTTCCGCGATGGTAAAACGACGCGTGCCCGAGAATGCCTTCGAGACTTTGTTTGGGGCCAGCCCGAGCAGGTTTGCCAGATCCACCTGCTTGTAACCGCGCGCCCCCATGAGCGTTTTGATCTCTTCGAGGTCCATGAAACCATCAACCGCAATCCTCCGAATATCGCAAATCCGACTTTCGAAACTTTCGTATTGATTTTGTATTGCGATTATCGGATTAGCTGCAGCATGAACGTAGCAGCTTGCAATCTGATCGACGCCCTCGGTGGCACCAGCGCGGTCGCGCGGATGACCAAGACGGCAACGTCTACCGTTCACAGCTGGCGCACCATCGGTATTACCGAATCCCGCCTGCATCACATCCGGCTCGCAGCGAAAGAGGCGGGCGTTCCCGTCCCGGTTGAACTGGTCGGCGAGGTGGTCGCGTGACCTATTGGCGCTCCGGTCGATTTCATAATTCCCACAATGCCGTTCGTACCACCGCGACGTCATCGGGAAATATCGCCTGTGTTTTCCGGCGGGAGGCTCCGTGATGCCGAAGGGCGCAGCGGCCGGACGAATGCTGAAAGAGGCATTCCACGACTTGATAGACGAGATTCGCCCGCTGAAGGTAGCCGCAGACAACTGCAGGGTCGGCGTAAGCACTCTCCACAGGTATGCTTCGCTGGAACGCGAAGATGCTGAATGTCATGCGGCACTTGATGTTGTTGCCGCAATGGAACGCGTGACGGGCGAACCGCTCGTAACGCGTAAACTCTGCGAGTTGTCGAATGGCATGTTCATGCCGCTGCCAAATATTGGAGCAAAGCCGGGTGATTTATTGGCACTGCTGGCGGCAAAAGCCAAAGAGTCAGGTGAGTTGACTGCGGCAATCTGTGCGGCGGTAGCCGATAGCAATGTCGATGCCGATGAGGGCGCCGCGATAACGCGTGAGATCGACCATCTGATCGCGGTCGCTGCCGCCATGCGCGCAACCGTTCAATCTCTTTTGAGGGGCGACCAATGACGACGAAGCTTCGCCTGCATCTTCATGTCCGGGTTCCAAACGAGGGTGCCCGCCGCCTCGCTAACTGGATTATGAAGCAGCCTGCCGGCACCTTGAACAAACTGCTGTGTAAGACCGGCATCGGACAGATCTCGATGGAGCGGATGATGTCCGGCGACGTCGTGCCAGACTCGTCGATCGCCTATCAGATCTATGCAGCCACGCGCTGCGCGGTACTTATCAACGACTGGGACGCCAAGCCCGAGGGGGGCTGGTTTGATCCGGTGGCACCGCGTGAGCATGCGCGGAGGGCCGCGTGATCGCGATGGCAACCATGCAGATGCTCGCCGACCGCGACGAGGCACCCGGCGTCGTCGCCAGTCCGCCCCGGATCGCCGCGTGGATGGAAGTCGCCAAGCCGGGTGACGTCTTCACTTATGCCACCCGGCTATGCCTGCCCGTGAATTCGGCCGGAGCGAAGCGTATGCGAGAGCTCGCGGCCCTCGACCTGGTCGTGCTTACGCGTCCGCGATCGACCATCGATCCAACCGTCTTCAACTATCGAGCGCAGCGGACTAGCAAGCCTACGCCGCTGACGCGGCCAGTGCGTGCCGTATTGACCGCGCCGTCCGCCAAGCTGGTCGATAACGAAGTCGCGATCGTCGACTCGTTGTTGCCGGTTCTCGAGCGATTCGCACAGCATGGTCGACCCTGCCCCACTGACAAGCAGCTGGGCGACAGGGCGCGGCTTTCTGAAACGGAAGTGAAGTCCGCGCTCGAAGCGATGGTCGCCGCCCACCTGATCAGTGTGCTGGGCTGCGCCGCGCCGACGTATCGGCGAATTGTCATCGTCGGATCTGGCGCGATCACAGGGATTGCACGGTCGTGAGGATCGCATCTCGCATCCGCTGGCGCCGACGTTTCGCTGTGTTTGTGCCGAAGTTCGCCATGCCGACTTCGCGTGTGCCCGGCATGCCGGCTCAGCGACATCTCGTGATCCTATGGTTCGGCTTCGGGATGCAGATCACAATCTCGCGCATGCCGCACTGGATGCGAACGTGACCTGTCTCGCCGTCGTCGCACTCATTTGATCATTGCGCGCCTTCGGGCGTCTCGGGGGTAACCTATAGTGTCCGCCATCACCACGTCGCCCATGTGCCAGGCGGCGCTTGCTTTCGCGCGTCGAGGCTGGCCCGTGTTTCCGTGCAACGAGAAGAACGGTCGGCCGCTCGTCGGTGGCGACCGTGACGCCGCTGGCAAGGTCATTCCGAACTCGGGCGGGCTTCACAAGGCAACCTGTGACGTAGCCCAGATCGTCACGTGGTGGAGCAAATGGCCTCGCGCGCAGATCGGCCTGCACTCGGGTGCGGGCGGCTTGCTGCACCTCGACTTTGATCCTCGCACCGATCGCATGGCGATCGAGACGGTCGACGAGCAGACGGGCGAGGTCGGCGAGCTCGTCGAGGAAAAGGTCTGGACCGTCGATCTGCTGAAAGCGGCGCTGTTCGTCCAAATGGGCGCGCCGTTGCCGGATACGCTCACCTCGCTCACGCCGTCGGGAGGCGAGCACAAGTGGTTCCTGATGCCCGACGGCGACCCGATCGGGAACCGCGGCAACTTGCCGGAGCATGTCGACGTCCGTGGTCAGGGCGGTTACGTGATCGCTCCGCCGTCCGTGCGGCTGGGCGATCTCGACGAAGGCGGCAAGAAAGGACCGGGCGCTTACACCTGGCTGTCGGGTGATTGGACAGATCCCGCCGGAATCGCGCCGGCACCGGCCGAACTGGTGCGGATCCTCCGCGAGCGCAAGAAAGCGGAGCCTGCAGCACGCAAGCCGGCAGCGGCCCGTAAGGCCGGCGCTGCGGCCGCGATCGCGGGTGACGTTGACGACGACGTACGTAAATATGCGTTGTCGGCGTTGGATGGCGAATGCCGTGACATCGGTCGCGCGCCATCCGGTAGGCGTAACGAGCAGCTGAACGCGAGCGCCTTCAAGATCGCCACGCTGGTCGCGGCCGGTGCGCTATCGGAAGCGGTCGCGCGCAGTAGTGTAGAAGCCGCGGCTCGATCCAATCCCGGCAGCGATGACGACAGGCAGCTGATCGCCACGATCGACAGCGGATGGACAGCCGGACTCGAACAGCCGCGCGATCTCGCAGAGATCGCGGCCGCATCTCGTGTCCGTCGCGACCGTGCAGGACCTTCGCGACCCTCCCATGCTTCCGTGCCGCGCCCGGCGTCTGCGCCCGCCCGCCCGGCGCCGCGGAGCGAAAATTTAGAACCCTTCCGGGATGGAAGGATGGAAAGCCTTCAATCCCTGCGGCCGGGGGAGCAGGCGCGGCTCAAAGACGTGACAGCGCGCTGGTTGGAGCGTCGGGTCGCAAGGTGCGAGCCGAACCACGACGCGATCGTGCGGCTGGCTTTCACGATCGGCCGGCGCGTCGCAGCCGGTCTGATCGACGAGGCTCGTGCAAAAGAGGCGTTGTGGGATCTGTACGAAGACGTCACCGACGTATCGCACGACCACGTCGACCGGGCATTGGACGACGGGTTCAACCGTGGCTTCGACGTGACGCCGCTGGTGCTGACCATGAATTGCGCGGGGTATCCGCTAACCGATTTCGGGCTTGCGGAGCGATTCCGCGATCGGTTTGGCTGCGACTTCCGTTTCACGACGACGCAAGGTTGGCTAGGCTGGGACAAGCGGCGCTGGAAGGTGCTCGATCAGGACGAAAAGACACCGCCGGCCGAGGTGGTATCGGCCGTATTCGAGACGGTCCGTTTGATCCAGGATGAGGGCCGGTTCGTCGAGGATACCGGGATATGCGTTACCAACGGCGCCGACGAGCTCGATCTCACGCAACCGCATCCGTTCGGCATGGATCGGCTGATCCCCAAGGGTAAGTCGGCCGAAACACTATCAAGCATCATTCGCCAATTCGGGCGCAAGTCCGAGGTCGCCGACAAGCCGAACTCGATAGCAAGGCTAGCGCGGCGCTGGCTGACTGTGGCGATCTCCGAATTCGACCATGATTCCTACGCGTTCAACGTGCTGAATGGGACGCTGTGGTTCCGGCGCGAGACCTTGCCGGACGGGAAGCGCTCGGCCTTCGTCGAATTGGTGCCGCATCGGCGCGAGGACATGCTGACCAAGCTGTCGCCGGTCGAATATGATCCCGAGGCGACCTCGCCGCTATACGACGGCATGTTCGCCTGGGCGCAGCCGGACGCCGGCATGCGTGCCTATCTGCATCGCGTCGGCGGATACTCGCTGACGGGCGATGCCGGCGAGCAGAAACTATGGTTCTGGTATGGGCGCGGCCGCAACGGCAAGGGCGTGACGATCGAAAGCTGGTCGCACGTCGCCGGTGACTATTCGGGCACGATCCCGATCGCCTCGCTGCTCGATCAGGGCGTCAAGAAGCGCGGCGATGCCGCGTCACCGGATCTCGCCAAGCTGGGCGGCGTCCGCATGCTGCGATCGTCCGAACCCGGCCGCAACGAGAAGCTCGATAGCGGCCTGATCAAACTGGTGACGGGCGGCGAGCCGATCCCCGTGCGCAACCTGCATCGCGGGTTCTTCGACCTGGTGCCACGCTTCAAGCTGATTATCAGCGGCAATACTAAGTTCGACATACCCGACACTGATGACGGGATCTGGGGGCGTCTGAAGCTAATCCCGTGGAACCGGAACATCCTGAAGCCGGAGCCTGGTGTCGAGGATTGGCCGGAAATCGACATCCACCTCGTCGACAAGATCAAGTCGCGCGAGAATGCCGGCGTGCTGAATCACCTGATCCGCGGCCTTCTCGATTACATGTCGAACGGCCTCGCTGAACCCAAGAGCGTCACGCAGGCGACTGCCGCCTACCGTGATCAGAGCGATCCGCTGGCGCGCTTCCTGCGGCTGTGTGTCGTCGAGGAATCGGGCAGCCGCGTCCAGTCGTCGAAGCTGCACGAGGTGTTCGTGGCGTGGTGCAAGACGGCCGGCGAACGCGAATGGTCGAACAAGGGCTTCTCCAGCGCGCTGATCGAGAAGGGCTTCAAGAAGAAAGCCTCCGACGGGATGCAATGGCTAGACGTACGTCTGATCAAGACAGTAGACGATTTCGTCGACGCCAACGGCCACGCGCGATCGATGGCCGATGACGATAGCGAGGATCCGCCCCCACGTCCCGCTCCGGCATATGTCGGGGATGACGACCTTCCGCCCTGATGGTGGAACCCTATCCTTCCGGTTCGGAAGCATGCCGGAACCTTTCCGGAAGGCAGAAAGCGCGGATTTCTGCGGGTTTGGAAGGGTTGGAAGCTTTCTCGCGATGTTGCGACATGGGTGCGGGCGCGCAGGCGGGCGCAACACAAAATACCGTATAAACCTTCCGATCCTTCCGATCCTTCCATTTAGTAAAAAATAGGTTTCTTCTCCAATGAGTTACCATAGTTCAAAGGCTGGAAGCTTTGCTGACCATGGTTCCATGTCCGGAAGCATGTCGTTCGATGACGTGCAGGACCGGCTGGTGGAAGCCATGCTGACGTGCTGGCGCTATGCTGATCGGGAACGCGGATGGCAGACGCTCCGTTGCGCGTGGCCAGAAATCAGTCGCGACGTCTGGGCTGGCGATTATGATGCCCGTGGCGGCGACGGTACCAGCGGCGATGTGGCGCTCCGCCCCGCATCGCAAACCCGCGCCGAAATCGCGGAGATGGAAGAGGCGTTCGGCTGGCTCGATGCCGTTGCACCCGACGATCGTAAGCTGATCGGGCTTGCCATCCGCGAGTTGGCGCGTGGGAAGCGTGAGGTGCCTTGGCGGTCGCTGATGCCGAAGCTTGGCATTCAGCGTGGCGTATCGGGCATTCAGATGCGTTACTCGCGGACAATCACCGCCATCTGCAACGCTGTGAATCGCAGAAATCCTAGTGCGGACGTGTCAAGCCGGTGAAAGTGTACGGCCGCAACATTCTCTTGTGGTCCTATCGAACCAAAACGCCCTATTTATTGACACGCTGGGTTGGGCCTTCGGGTTCAGGGCAGTACCCCCTACCGTTGAAACCCCTCGAAGGGCGGCGCGACCTCGGTCCCGTCGCCCTTCGCTGTTTCGGGGCCGACGATCGGCAACACCCCCACCCCCAACGGGTCCCTTCCGGGGGTGTACGGGTCGGGCGGTGGAGTGTGTCGCACGGTTGCGGTGTTCAAGGGCATTTTCGAATTTTGAACTTCGTGAACTGAACTCGTTCACGGCCATGAACGGGGTGTTTTATGACGCTGATGACGAAGGGCGAATTCGCCGTTCATCGCGGTGTCGGCAAATCAGCCGTCTCGAACTGGGCCAAGAAAGACCTGCTGGTCATGGGCGAGTGCCCGACCAGCGGCGCGATCAAGGTCGATGTCGAGCGGACGGAGGCGCGCATCAATGCGCGGGTCGATCCGATGCGGGGGAGGCCTAGCGCCAATCTCCCGCTCGCCGCGCCCGCGCCGGTAGAGGAAGGGGGTGATCTTCTCGACGGTCGGCGGAGCGCTGCGCGTGTACGCGCGGACCTCGCCGAAGAAACGCTGGCAAGCATGCGCCGTAAGAACGCGCGCGAAGCCGGCGAGCTCGTGCCTGCGGTCGAGATGCTCCGGCGCAGTGCCGAGCTTGGCCGGGTGTGCCGCGAGCGCATGCATTCGATGTTCCGCGGGATCTCGGAACGGCTCGCGGTCGAGCGGGATGCCCGCACGATCATGGCGATCGGGACCGCCGAGATAAACCGCGTCTTCGCCGAACTGGCGGACCAGGTCGACCAGGGCGTGCTCACCGCCGAGGACGATACGCCGGACGACGCGGCAATCGAAAACGAGGAGGCGGCAGCCGAACAGACGGAGGTGTAATGGCGTTCGATTACGACCGCTTCGGCGATGCTGCCGCAGCGGCTCTAAGGTCGAACGTCGCGGGCCTCGACAAGTCGATCGCGTCGGGCCTGCGCCC